AATGCCCCTAAATATTGTACGTGCAACAGGTAGCATTAAAACAGATAGCGGTTGGAAGGAGAATCTATCCAGAATCGCAGAAGCTCACCCTAATACGGCTTTAGGTCGTAGTCTTAATAAAAAAACTACAAAAGAACTAAAGACTAGGGAAGTGCTTAAAAAGCATAAGGTAATAAAGTAATGGCAAAAGACATACCAGATTATATGCGTGGGTTTGATACTACAGATGATTGGGGTTTTACTCCCGTTTCATCTAAACCTGGTGATTCAAAACCAGCAGTTGACAAACAACAACTAGATTCCAAATTTGAAGGTACAAATATAGAATTAGCAAAAGTTAAATCAGATGTATCTTCTATTAAGTCAATGATGAACGAAATAATGCAAATCGTTGACGAAAAAGAGACTATCACTAAATCAATAGCAGACGCCGACATAACAAAGAAGTTTAAGGACATTGAGAAAATTATTTTACCATTTCTATATAATTTATCTAAAAGTGATGAGCCTTATATTCATTGGCCTAATAGAGGTCCAATCATAAAAGCACAAATTGAGAAAATACTGAAACTTACAAGGGGGTAATATATGAGTCTTCTAAAGAAGATGATTAAGAACCACAAAAAGATGAAAGTACAAACTAAAGAATTAACAGAAACAAGAAAGAACGATAGGTCAACTGCTACGTGGGCAGATTTAAGAGACCTAAAGAAACTTAAATTAAGAGCAAAGGATAAAATTAATGAAGTTAAGTCCAAACTTTTCGCTTAAAGAGCTGATACAATCACAAACAGCTACACGAAAAGGAATTAATAACAATCCTAATGAGGACCAAATTTCTAAAATGGAAGACTTATGTAAAGAAATTTTACAGCCAGTCCGTGACCATTTTGGTAAAGTTGTAAGTGTGTCCTCGGGATTCAGATGTGAAGAGTTGTGTTTAGCAATAGGCTCTTCCGTAAATTCTCAGCACGCTAAAGGTGAGGCGGCTGACTTTGAAATTTTTGGTGTATCTAATAAGGAATTAGCCGATTGGATATACCATAACTTGCCGTTTGATCAATTGATTTTGGAATACTGGAATCCAGACGAGGCTAACTCGGGTTGGGTACATTGTTCCTATAAACCAGATGGTAGGAAGCAATATCTAAAGGCTGCAAGAGACAGCAATGGTAAAACTTACTATGATAAATGCTATCCTGCTAATGGTCCTACTAAAGATGAGATTAACGCAAGTCTAGGTGAAAGGGATTAGATAATGGAACCAGGAACAATAGTATTAATAATATTCGCAAGCTTATGGTTAGCTGGCGTTTTAAGTGATTAACCAGAGTATTGACAAGGCTACAGCTTTGTGTTATACTAGAGAAAGGAATATAAAATGGAACTATTAGATATGCTAATGTACGAATACAGCCCTTATTGGGATATGGGTATAGATGTGTTAGTAGTTATAGCTTTATTTTTAATTGCAAAACACGTGAAATAATATAATATGAGGATATAAATAATGAATAAGAAATTTAATTGGGTGAAACTTGACGAATCTAAACTACCAAATGTCAAAGGTAGAAATCAAAACGGATTCAGATTTTACGATATAGACGGAGAGAATTATCCATCAATCACGTCTGTTTTGGGGATAAAGAAGAAAAAAGAATTACAAAAATGGCGAGACTCAATTGGTAATGATGTTGCAAATTGGGAAATGGGTAGAGCAGCAAGACGAGGAAAATCTACACATACATTAATAGAACAATATATCAAAGGTGAGACACCGACCGAAAGGTCCGTCTTACCTTTAGGTATGTTTAGGTTGATGAAGCCATATGTGGATAAAATTGACAATGTACATTTAATAGAAAAGGTAATGTACAGCAAAAAATTGACTATTGCAGGTCAAGTAGATTGTATTGCTGAGTACGGTGGTAAATTATCCGTTATAGATTTTAAAACAGCAAACAAAGAACGAGTTGAAAGTTGGATTGAAAATTATTTTTTACAAACAACTGGTTATGCAATTATGTATGAAGAGCTATTCGGGAAACCAATAGAACAAGTAGTAGTGTTAATTGCAGGCGAAGACGGCTCAATGACCGCTTTTATAAAAGAAAAAAAAGACTATGAAGAAAAACTTGGACAAAGTATCAAAGACTTTTATAAATATTTTGATGAAAAGAATCATCAAAGTAGCAGCTAGTCTATTCTTCATTTTAAGCCTTTCAACAGCTTCATTAGCAGAACACGAATCAAATACCGAAAAGACACCCTTAAAACCAGGATTATATTGGCAGCAAATGCCAATAGTATGTGGTAACTTTGAATCTGTTAATCAATATTTGGAGATGGGACAATTTGAAGTAAATAGTATAAGTGTAGGAAGAAGTAATGCGAAGTCAGAAGGACAACCAGTTTATATTGTTACCTACTTTCTTAATCATACTAAAACAGAATCAATAGTAACCATTTCTGTACCAACTGATCCAGAAGTGTGTATGCTTTTCAGGTCATTTGATTTAAGATTTATGGAACCATCAAAAGATACAAAGGTAGAACCAGAAAAACACAAAGAAGAAAAACCATTATTACAAAAACAATGGGGTTTACCAGGAGAACTTAACAAAGGGTTACCAACGAATTATATGTTGATCGAAATGGAATAGATTTTAGGGACGTCGGGGCAGTACCGACCACCTCCACCATTTCAATCATCTAAAACACAAAGATGTGCTTTAGGGGGGTGAAATAGGATCGACCATTTTCAAAGACATTTCAGGAGTATAATAGTCAAGTGGACTTTAAACACATTAATAAACGCTAACTCACAAGGTTACGCTTTAGCAGCATAGACTGCTAGGGGTTTGTGGAGTACCTCGCAACAGAAACTCCACGCTTTACTTTTATAACTAAATATGATATAATACCTGTATGAACTCAAAAGAATTTAGTCTCATTGTTGAACAGATTAAAAAAGAGAAAACAGGCATTTCATATATGGACGCCATACTTCATTATTGTGAAGAACATAAAATAGAGCCAGATACCGTTGGCAAACTCATTTCAAAACCTCTCAAAGAAAAAATATCTGTAGAGGCACAATCATTAAATTTAATTAGAAAGACAGGAGCATTACCTCTATGAAAGTGGATTTTATAGACAAAATGGGGAGTGACCTATCAGTAGTGAATGCTGCTAGAGTGTCATTTGCAAAAGTTAAAAAAGATTTAGACGCCAAAGATGATAAGTTAATTAAATATTTGGCACATTGGGGTCATTGGTCACCTTTTGCTCACGCTACAATGTCATTTAGAATTAAGGCACCAATATTTGTTGCAAGACAATTAGTTAAACATCAAGTTGGTTTAAGTTGGAATGAAGTGAGTAGAAGATATGTAGATGACCAACCAGAATTTTATATGATAGATGAGTGGAGAAGTAGACCAGATAAATCTATCAAACAAGGGTCAGGTGATAGAGTTATAAAATATGATATTAACCACGCTGTTAATATTGCAAAAGAAACCTATAACGATATGTTAGAGGAAGGTATTGCACCAGAAATGGCTCGTATGATATTACCTCAAAATATGATGACCGAGTGGATATGGTCTGGTAGTGTATATGCTTTTAGTAGAGTATGTAATTTAAGAACTAAATCAAACGCACAAAAAGAAACAGGAAGTGTAGCTGAACAAATGGCAAATATTATGAGAGAACATTTTCCATTATGCAGTAAGTATTTGTTAGATGACTAGTAAAAAGAATATGAGAACTAATAGAAGTCCTAGAAGGATACACCGAAATAAAGGTGGTCGTAAGAAAGGGGTCCATTATATGAGTGAACAACAATATAATAAAGAAAAAAAGAATTATAGAGACCCTATGGATATTGTAGTTATAAAATAATGTATGGTGGATTTGATGTATTCAAAACCTATTTGGGTATCAAGTTGCATTTTACAACAGATACATATGATTGGTTCAAATATGAAGGAAAGGTTAATTGCAAATTAGACACATTTACAAAAAGAAATGATAGATATTTTTTTCATAAGATTAGTACAAAGTATAATAAAGAGGAAGTTGTTAATTATTTTGTCGCCAACTTTATTGATGGTACAGACAAATGGATTGGTAGCTTAGCACGAAATGATGGACACCAAACTTACCTCAATTACAAAAAATGGATGGAATCTTTTAGTTACCATTTTCGAGCTGATTGTGTACGGATTAATGATTGGATCAATGCTAATTCTATTTCTTTTGATGATTCTCTTCGAGGTAATAAGGGTCAGCATCCTGGAATTTTACGATTACTGCTTGGAAAGAAAATATCATACCAAACTATTGTCGCTATGGATGATTATTTGGGGTTTATTAAAAAATGGGATAGGGATATTGAAGAGAAGTTTATTTGGCCAATACATAGTAAGAAAATTAAAAGATATAGGCCTTTTGTAAAATATAATCAAACGAATTGTAAATTAATAATGAAAGAAGTATGGTTAAAGAAGTAAAAGATAAATTTGGTAACACATTTACACCAGGTAAATTGAGTGATAAAATCAAGGCATTAAATTCAACAAGAGTATTTAAAAAGGTAACACCAAAAGGTGACCTATCTTGGTATATAAAATGGATTTCTTCCATTTTTATATTAGTAGGTATGGCATTAACAAGCGCTAATGTACACCCATTAAATTTAGTTATACATCTAATTGGTGTATCAGGTTGGTTTGTTGTTGGTATGTTATGGCACGATAGAGCATTAATATTTTTAAATGCAGTTGCGATTGGTGTTTTCTTAATGGGAATAGTTAACGCAATATCAATATGGTAAAGAGAGTATTTTGTATTGGTAATGGTAAGAGTCGAGTAGGATTTGATTTATCACAATTAAGAGAACACGGAAGAATATATGGTTGTAATGCCATATATAGAGATTTTGTTCCAGATGTTTTGGTTTCTGTAGACCAAGCTACAATGCACGAAATATATCATACAGGTTATGCTTGGGAAAATGAAATGTGGTGTCGTGGTTGGACTAAAGTGCCTATTAATATGTACGAGTCTATGCTACAAGGTGGTTTAGATAAGTTAGAGTCTGAATCGTTGATAAGAGACGAAAATATTTTAAGATGTAATGAAAGAGATAATACCACAAATGAATTTGTTATGCACGGTTCTAATTTACAAGGACTTGCCACAATTATAAAAAAGAATAGAGATAGAAAAAAAGAATATATCAATCACAATAAAATATATGTTAGTTTTATAAAAGACAATGATAAATCACATATACTTGAAGAGGTGATGGTAGATAAAAAAGCAAAAGGTCAACCGCCAAAAGATTTAGGTTGGTCTGCTGGACCTACGGCAGGTTATATTGCCTGTGCTAGAGAAAAACCAGATGAAGTATATTTGATTGGTCACGATTTATATTCACAGGATAATAAAGTTAATAACATATATGCTGGTACAAAGAATTATGTAACCAAAGAACACGATCCAACACCGTGTATAAATTGGATAAACCAATGGGCTTATTTGTTTAAAGAATTTGCAGATATTAAATTTTTTAAAGTAAATAAAGATTTAAATAGCGTAGATAAGACCAACCAGAAGATAGTGGAGTGGTCTGGAAGTCAAATCCAAAACCTATCTTACATAAATTATCAGGATATGCTAGACAAATTGCTCAAAGTATGATACAACTATAAATAGAATTATAACATTTATATCCAGGAGATCGGAATGAAAATATTAATATTGATTTTCATTATGCTGACTTTTGCAACTACAAGTCAAGCAGATGAACAATCAGAATTATTAAAACGAATTGAAGCTCTTGAGTCAAAACAATCTAATATTCCTGATGGTTTCTTTGTTAACGGAAATTTAGAAGCCTATTATGATGATAAGACTTATGATGATAGTTGGGACTCACGAACCGAGGTAGTTGTCGGAATTGAAAAGACTTTACAAAATGATTTTTGGGTAGGAGGTTCAACT